GCCAACTTGGGGGCCAAGTTGAGCGCCAACTTGGGGGAGAGCTTGACGGACAACTTGGGGGACAACTTGAGGGACAACTTGTGGGACAACTTGTCCCTCAAGTTGTCCCCCAAGTTGTCCCTCAAGTTGTCCCCCAAGTTGGCCCTCAAGTTGGCCCCCAAGTTGGCCCCCAAGTTGGCCCACAAGTTGGCCCTCAAGTTGGCCCACAAGTCGGCCCTCAAGTTGTCCCCCAAGTTGTCCCTCAAGTTGGCCCCCAAGTTGGCCCTCAAGTTGTCCCTCAAGTTGGCCCTCAAGTTGGCCCTCAAGTTGTCCCTCAAGTTGGCCCCCAAGTTGGCCCCCAAGTTGGCCCACAAGTCGGCCCTCAAGTTGTCCCCCAAGTTGGCCCCCAAGTTGTCCCTCAAGTTGGCCCCCAAGTTGGCCCCTTTTTTCTCAGAGGTAATTAGAGTCCGAACGATAGATCCCACGGCAGGGCCATCTGACCACCAGAAGCGCGGGGCTGCGTGGCCAAGAAGTTCATACATCCGCGTGATCGCCTTCTCGGCTGCCGGACGGTTGGCCGGCTCTGTGCTCCGCCCAATAGCAAGCCACTTGGCGCGATAAGCCAGCATCGCTTGCGCTTGCTCAGAAGTGAGTGATTCGATTTTTTTCATGCAATTAGTCGCAATGAGGATTGGGGTGGGAAGGGAAAGCGCGAGTCTCGGTGGCAATGTCGTGGGCCAAGTCAGCCAAGTAGGAGCGGTTCATCGCGGCGAGCACGTCCCGCAGAGGTTGCTCTCTTTCGGCTTGTTCTTGTTCCTGACTGATTTTGTCGTCGAGGCGGGCGTTGACCCGTTGTTGCAGTTCGAGCAGTTCAATGGCCTCTGCGGAGGTGAGCGGTGAAGGATTCCAGTTCTTCGCCTTCAGCTCGGCGAGCCTGACTAGATCCCGGTGGGGTAGGATTACTTCGAGGGTGATGGGTTGAAGATGGGGGATCATTTTGAAGCGTCTTTGGGTTCAAGATCAGGGTTGTCAGTCATGTTAGAGATAAGCGGTCACAAGGGCCATGTAGGTGATCCCAAGGGCAAGCCCGAGGAAGCAAGCGGAGAGATAGGGGAAGCGTTTCATTGCCGCACGGAAAGGTTACTTATTTGTAGCTCCCAATTCTTTGGGATCGGGGGGCCTAAGCGTTCAGGGATAGGAGGTGAGCAAGGGAGGCGACGAATGGCACGGGCAATCGCTAAAGGGGACACCTTAGAAAACTCTGAGTACGGATAGCCTTGGGCGGTAATGCGTTCCTCGTAGGCAGCCCTGCCACAACGGTTTGGGCCAATGTTGTCAGGATGTGCGCTCATGGGTGGGGATGGTAATTTGTCGCGGCTTACTGGGCTTTGACGAGAGGGAGTGATAACTAATCCGTTAGGTTAGTCAACACTTGTTTCAATTATTTATTGGGGGTGAATACCAATACGGGGAACTTTTCCTCAACGCTCCAACGAAGCACCTTGAATGTTTGCCCTGAGATATAGGCGTTCCAAGTTTTGATTAAGAGAGCCAGGATTTCCCGAGTCGGCAGTTTGGCTTTGGATTGTTTATCAGCAACCATTCTGGCTCGGAAAAGATATATGGGATTGGTGACGGTAAGCATTTCACCGGTCTGGAGCTTTTTGAAGAACTCGGGGGCATCATCGGGGCATTCCTCGTGAGCCAAACAATGAAGCCACGCTATGCGCCCGCATGAAATAACCTCTCCAGAAAAGATGAAGCAATTTGCCGCGACCGAATCGCGCAAACGAGGCATCATAGCCAGTGTATCCATCGCTTCGGCGATTGAAGTATATTGACCGGAAAGACCAACTGATGAAGCATCCCTGAGATATTCGACAACGCGAGTAACAGAGGCGGCAAGATTGGCCGCATTAACTTCACCCGCGATTTTGAGCACGTCGGCGAGAGAACGAGATTTACCGACATTTATGATGTGAAAATACTCATCATCCACTCCCCGAACTAGGACTGCCCAAAAGCCAATCTTGGTATTCAGGCAGGCGCAGAGACGGTGCTGACCATCCAAGAGTTTGCCGGATCGGCCAATGATGATTGGCTCACCATTGAGCATGAATCGGTCATTACGCAGATCTGATTCGATCTTGGTAAGATTTCCTTTTGCGATCTTGCGTTGATGCTGGATGTTTGAGCCGAGAAAATCCTGAGCCATTTCTGGCGTGATAAACTCGACGGCTGCTTTGACTGATGGATGGGGATTCGTTTTCATTGCTGGTTATCGTTGATGATCTCGGAAGGAAGATTTGAAAGGAAACGGGCTGCGTCCTCGCGCTCGTGTTCAGGAACGGAACGCAGCCAAGCAATCATGATGGATCGGGCTTGCCGCTTCCATGCGGCCAGATTGAACCCCTCAGTCTTGCGGCGGTGGGGTTGAAGAATGGCATTCGTTGTTAGCTTTCCGTCACTTGCCTTGGCCGTTGCCATGCGCTCCTGAAACTCCGGCTCGGGAATGTCGGCGAGCTTTTGAGCAATATGACTCTGCTGCTTAGTAATGCCGATGTCCTCCAAACGCGGATTTTTTGTGGCTGGTTCTGCTCGAATACCATCTACCCGACCGCCTGCACCATATTGAAACCCGGTGGCCTTTGGCATCGTCTTTAGAAAGGCTCCCATTTGGCGCTCTGCTAGCAATCGAACCTCGGTTGCGCGGTTCACTGTCTCGATGCTGGCATTCGTGCGTTCGAGGTAAACGCGAGCAGCTTCTGCAATGTCCGCAACCTGCTTTGCCTCCATCGCTGTTTTGCATTCAGCGAGGGCCAATTGAGCTTTGCTTAGAGTTATTAGTGCTTGGTCGTTCATAGGCATGAACAAACCCTAATTCTAATCCGTTAGGATATGCAACAACAATTTTCATGTTGCATTCCTGTCCGTTTGATTTCTTTCTATGCCCAATGAATAAGAAGGCTGAAAAAGTTTTGATTAGAAAAGCCATGTCCATTTTGGGATCGCGCACTTCTCCTGCGAAGGCTGCTGCTGTGCGGCTCAATGGCCGTAAAGGGGGAAGGCCCAAGAAAAAGACTTGCACAGCAGTCGATGCAGCTTAGGTTTTCTTTGTTCGTTCGCATAGCATTTGCTGAGAGCCCGTGGCCAAAAGCTGCGGGCTTTTCAGTTTTTGCTTTACAGCATCACAGAAACACCTACGGGTTTCACCCCATAGCCCAAATGCTATGCGTGAGGCTCCCGCAACGAGCTAATGGTGAGCGGCCACCCTAACCGGGAGCCCTGCCACCCATCGGTCACGAGGAGCGTTGAACGCCTCAAATCCAACCTCGTGTAATTCAGTCCGGCTAACTGCCGGTGAGCCGATTCCCATACAAACCGTGTGCCTGTGGCCAGCCGAGCGGGGGAATCGTAAAATGGCAACCCAACTTCCCAGTCCGGAGTGCTATACTTCCCCGCTCACCCCAACCCGGGGTGAGCTATGGACCCACTGAGACCCGAGCCGAATTGCTATACTCCCCCAGGTAGTGGGCTACTTTGAATTTCAAGTGGCGTTTGCATCGCAGGCGACGGCGTTTCCTGTCGGCCTTTGGCAACGCCGACAGGGCTAACTCCGCCTCACGGCTGATTGGCTGGTCGCCCGTCTCGCGCCGGCTCAGTGTCTCGCGCTGGATGTCGAGGGCCGCAGCAACCTCGGCTTGCGTGCCCCGGAGCTTGCGCTCCCTTTGGTAGTCGGCGGGGCTCACAGGCTGATCCCCTCGGATTCGAGTAGCTCGGCGAAGGCGGCGCGGTCGGACTCTTCCCAGATCGGGCCGCCATTTGTATCGGCTACCCGCACGATGCCCAATTCGTAGATCGTCACGCGGGCATCACCGCGTTTGCCGTTGTCGGCGAGCTTGGTGATCGTGGTGATACCAGCTTTGCGAGCTTGGACCGCGATGCCGATGGAGTTTAGGTTTTCGATGCTGATGATTTCGGAGTTCATTTTGGATTTTTATCGGTGGCCTAATTGCTGCCGATATATGAGAGTGTGCGAATATATCGCATCATTGCAAGCTTTATTTGTGATTATTTCGCACATTGTATTTTTTACATCTCAAAGTAGCCCACTACCCCTAAATCCAAAAGCTTGACAACAGCCCACCCAAACCCCTCTTTTCTGCCCATTATGAACTCCAACATTTCCACCGGTGACAAGGTGCTCGATAGCATCATCAACCCGGTTAAGAAGTAACATGGCCCTGACGGAAGAGCAGTTTGGGACCATTTTTACCAAGGTGGCCGAGGGTAAGTCCCTATCCTCCGCTCTTCGTGATGAGAGATCGAGCTTTGGGGTGTTTTACAACGAGCTTGACGTGAATGAGCCGCTTCGTGAGCGTTACGCGCGCGCACGCATACATCAGGCAGAGGCGAGCCAATGTAAGATCATGGATGCCGCGCAAGATTGCTTGGATGGGCTAGTCGAGCCCAATGCTGCAAGAGTGGCCATAGACGCCCTTAAATGGAACGCCGCCCGTCTGCACCCCGCTATCTACGGAGATTCGCTCAAACAGGAGATTACGGGCAGAGGCGGGGCACCGCTGACGATAGGATGGCTCAGGGAAGGAGCTTGACTTGTATTCTAAGTGAGACTTAGTACCCCGAGTTAGGACGCCACCCATAATCTAAAATCATATCATCATGGCTGGCATTAAAAACACTCCCTTCACCCCAGACGCAGATCTGGTCGCTCAATTAACGGGCACAGGCAACGCGACTCCCGGCTACAACGGGCCGACCACGATTGGCGCCGGCGTGACCCCGGTTTACGCCGCAACCATCGAGCTATCGCCCTTCCTCCAGAAGTCGCGCTTTGTTCTGATCTCCACTACCTCGGCGGTGGGCAACTCAACCCTGACCACGGCGTTTGTCCCGCCGGCCGGTTCGCAGTTGAACATCCAGATCGCTAATGACGCCTCGGGCGCCCGCACCATCACCTTTTCCACGGGGTTCCGTTCGACGGGTGTCGTGACGGGCACGAACTCCAAAATCATTGTCGTGCAGTTTGTCTCCGACGGCACGACATGGAATGAATCGGGCCGATCCGCTTCGGCCATCACGTAAGTTTTTTTGGGCATGAGGAGCCGCTCCTTCACGGGAGCGGCTTTTTTGTGCTTGCATTCCGCAAGTAACCCGCCATTTCAATTCAGGTAAGAGCTGTCCAGAGGATAAGACGCACCGCCATAGCGTCCCCGGATCAGCGGCTCGGCAATCAATTGTCCGAGTACGGTCCCCCTAGGGGACAACCGAGTCTCGGATGTTTAGGAAACGTCAGTTTTCAACATCCCTTTCAACATGGCTGGAGCAATCACAACTCTGCCGCAACACTACGAAATCTCTTTCGATGGTGTGTGGCGTGAGATCATGGCCCAGCAGACGGAACACCGTCTTGCTGGCAAATACCTGTCTAAAAATATCAACGGCAACCAAGAGCGTTTCGACCAGATGGGCGCGCAGAACTATGCGCTTCGTCAGGTCACGGCCCGCGCCCAAAAGAGCGAGCCTTCCGACGTTCCGACGTTCTCGCGCTGGGTTCGCCCGCGCCCCTACGACAAGACGACTTGGATCGACCAGTTCGACCATATCCTCCTTGGCAGTCTTCCCTCCCCCGAATCCCCGATTGCCCGCAATCACGGTATCGCAGCGGCCCGCCAGAAGGACATCATCCTCCTGAACGCGCTGCTTGGCACCAACTACACGGGCGCCCAGGGTACCACGGCCACGACTCTGCCGACCACGGGCGGCCCGCTTTCGACGGGTCAGACCATCGGCGTCACCTACGGCTCCGGCGGCGCGAACAGCGGCCTCCAGCTGGCGAAGCTCACCGCAGCTTCCTACCTGATGGACAACAATGACGTTCCCGAAATGGGCCGTCATTTCGCCTACGCCGCCCGGGAACTGAACAACCTGATCACAAACGTCGATCAGGTGAACTCGGTTCTCTACAACGACGTTCGGGCCCTTCGTGACGGTCGCATCCGCGACTTCATGGGCTTCGAGTTCACCCGCACCCAGTTGGTCCCGTTCCTCTCGGGTTCCACCACCGTCCGCACCTGTGTTGCTTGGCAGAAGGATTTCCTGATGCTCGGCCTCGGTGAGGACGTGAAGACCAAAATGGACATCCTTCCCCAGCAGTCGCAGGCGATTCAGGTTTACACCTGCCTTCTCCTTGACGCGACCCGCATGGAAGAGGCCGGCGTGGTGCAGGTCAACTGCGACGAATCCGTCTAACCAATAACCTTCAAAACATAAGGAAAAACTAATATGGCTATTTGGTATACCGACGTTGCAGCCCTTCAGCAGCAGTACGTCAACTTCCCGGGCCAGGTGGGTGCTCCCTACCTGACCACGATCCCCGGTTCCCAGAACAATTCGTTGTTCGAGGGGCCTTTGTTCATCACGGCCACGTACACCATCACGGGTAACGAGGCTCCGAACGACATCATCAACATTGCGAAACTGGAAGCGGGTGTCCTCGTGGACCCGAACGGTCACGTCTCGACGGGTCTCACGGCCCCCGGCACCGCCCTTTCGATGGCCATTGGCGACAACGACCTCGGTCTTGCGACGAACCTCCCGATTCCGAATGCAGCGGCGTTCATCGCCCAACCGACGGGTTATCAGGCTCCCAATTGGGTGTCGGGTACGACCTACGCGGTGGGCAACGTGGTGCTCGATCCGAACAGCACGCCGGCGAATCAGGCTTACACCTGCGTCTCGGCCACCTCGGGTACGACCGCGCCCCACAGCGCGGCCACCACCGTCTGGATGCCGAACAGCCAGCGTTATTCCAACTCGATTGTCACGAACACCGCTGCGGCGAACGTGGCCTTCGCGGGTGGGACGCAGCTCTACGGCGGTCCGGCCTCCATCGTGCCCTTCAGCACGACTCCGGGCACGGCGGCTTCGGGTTATCCGTCGATCACGGGTGGCCCGGCCAACGCCACCCTCTGGGCGGCCAATCAGCCGTACCAGATCCAGAACGATTGCTGGCTGCAGGCGCTCCTCATCACGGCGAACGTCCTCACCGCCAACACGGTCCTCGTGTTCCGCGTGCCGGTCCTGGCCGCGAACTAACCTTAGCCTAGGCAACTAGACTAATCCAAAATGACCCCGGCGATCTACCTTGTGGCGAGGTAGGTTGCTGGGGTTTTCCTTTTCATGCCGACCACATTAAGCCCCACGGACATCGCCAACCTGGCCCTTTCGCGTATCGGGGGGCAGGCGATCACCTCGCTGTTGGACCAGACGAGCCAAGCGGCCCTGATCTGTAACACGAGCTTCACGGCGGACTACTTGGAAGTCTCCCGCTCCGGCCGGTGGAATTGCCTCCTGACGACGGCGGTGCTGACCGCCATTCCCCAGACCCTTCTGCCGTGGGCGGTGGGCTCCAATTCCACGATCACCGCTACGCCTTGGGCGCAGAACACCTATTACGCCGCCAACGCCTACGTCACCTACGGGGGGTATTACTATCAGGTGAATTACAACTATACCTCCTCGGTCAACTTCACGAACGACCTGACGGCCAACGCCCTGACGCAGACCGACCAGAACACCTGGAATCCCAACTACCTTGCGGCAGATGGGGCGCAGTACGCTTCAGGCTGGGGCTTTCAATTCGCCCTTCCGGCTGATTTTCAACTGCTCGCCGTCCTGAATGAAAACGCCTGCTGGGATTTTGACGGAGCGGGTGGGGATGATTACGAGATCATGGGTTCCTCTCTTTTCTGTAACTGTCAGAACGCGGTGATCCAGTATGTGAAGAACCAGCCGGACACCACGCAGTTTGACTCCCTCTTTACCAATTGCCTCGCGTACAAACTGGCGGCGTCGATCAGCACCGCCCTGCGGTCGGATGAAGGCAAGTTGCAGATGGAAATGCTGGAACTGTACGAGAAATACCTGAGGAAAGCCCGGGCGAAGAACGGCGGGGAGCAGCAGGCCATCCGGTTCAACCCGATCCGCAGCTCGCGGTTCAACCAATCCCGTTACGGCGGCGTCAACGGATAGAATGCCCAAAAGCATCGATTCCCTCCTTTCGTTCACCTCGGGCGAGTTCAGCCCGAAATTGGACGCCCGTGCCGATCAGCAGAAATACAAGTCAGCCCTTCGGCAATGTCTTAACCTGATCCCTTACAAAACGGGGGGGTTAACCCGGCGCCCGGGAACGCAGATGATTGGTCAGGCGAAGTTTCAAGACACCGCCGGCGCGACGGCACTTCACGCGTGTCTGGTGCAGAAGTTTCAGTACAGCCCGACCACGTCGTTTGTTTTGGAGTTTGGCCATCGGTACGTTCGGTTCTACTCCAACGGGGCGCAGGTGCAAGTGACGAGTGCCCCTTCTTGGGTACCTCTGCAACAGTTTATCCCCGGTGCCTATTGCACGTATCTGGGAGTGATCTACTACGCTCCCAACGGAGCTTTGACCGCTCAACCACCGCCCACGAGTGGAGTGATAAATGTCGTGTGGTTCGCCCAAACCGTTCTCGAACAGCCTACACCGTACTGCGCGATTTATTACCCAACGAACAGTCCGCCTGCTTGGGCCACGGCCACAATTTATCAGGTGGGGGATTTTGTGCTTCAGGGAGGTTTGATCTATCGGTGTCAGGTGTTCCACAACTCAGGAACCTTTGCGACGGATCTAGCGGCTGGGGATTGGCTCTTGAGTGCGGCCCCAACGACTCCCTTTCAAACCGACATCTACTTTATCGCAGCGTGCGAGATCAACGACGTTATCTACTTCGCCCATCCGCAATACCCTCCTTATAGCCTGACGCGGTTTTCCAATATCGATTGGGTGATGGCGGAGGTAAATTTCCTAAGTCCCGCCCTCTTGGACCAGAATGCCACGGATACCAAGATCACTCCTTCAGTACTGGTGGGGACCACCACGCTGACCGCGTCCGCTCCGGCTTGGGTGACGGCCAATTACTACAACATCGGAAACTCGGTCGAGGTCTCATCCGTCATCTACAACTGCGTTCAAGCCAACGTCTCTTCCTCATCTTTCGCCAATGATCTGTTGGCGGGTTACTGGCAGGTCGTCACCGTCTTTCAAAACGGTCATATTGGTTCTACTTGGCAACTGGCTACGCTCAGGGACTCGGCTTACATCGAGTACGACGGAACGGCTGCTTCAGGCTTCTCCGCTGGTACCTCCTCGACGATTCAATGCCTGGGCAACTGGGAGGTTCACACCTACGGAGTCTGGTCCGCTGATATTGCCATTCAGAGAAGTCTGGACGGAGGGCAGACGTGGGACTCGGTGAGGGCAATCACGGGCCGGTCCGACCGCAACGTGGACATCACGGGGACCGCTGCTCAGTTGGGGATCTACCGCATCGTGGTTTCCAACGTAGCCGTCCCCGTAAATGCGGGAGCGACCAATCCCAGAGTCGTCTTTGAATGCGTCAATGCCTTCCTCTACGGCCTGGTGGAGATCACCGCAGTCTCCGGTCCTTACTCAGCCACGGGAACCGTCATCACAGAACTGGCGGATGCCAACGGCCTGCAACCCCAATGGGTCTCCGGGACGGCTTACACGGCTGGTAATCAGGTCTCGTACAACTTCATCAACTACACGGCGGCGCATAACGTCACCAGCACGACGCCTCCTCCGCAGGACACGACGAATTGGACGCCGACTGCTCCCGGGGGAACGGAGTATTGGTCAGAAGCAGCGTGGTCTAATTACCGGGGATTCCCGCAGGCCATTGCCTCCTTTCAGCAACGGGTGATCTACGGCGGGTCAGGTTTTGAGCCTCAGCGGATCTGGGGAACGGTGACGAACGACATCGAGAACTTCGCCTTGGGTGACCAGACCCTGACAACGGATGCGTTTGCCTTCGACTTGAACGCTCCGGGCCGGGGACCGATTCAGTGGCTCATTGCCCAGACGGAGCTCTTTGTGGGGTTCTCGGGTGCTGAGTGGGTGGTAAACTCCGGCTCAACGAGTACCTCCAGTGGCAATTCCGGGGCGGCCATCAGTCCGACGAACATCAACGCAGTCGAGCACTCCACCTGGGGTTCCGCTCCCGGGGTCCGTCCGGCCATCGTGGGAGACGCGGTGATCTACACTCAGAGGCAGAGCACGAGTCTGCGGCAGATGATGTTCTCGATCTACACGAACAAGTACATGAGTCAGGATTTGACGACCTTGTCCGACCATATGTTTACCTCGGGTATTGTCCAATTGGCCTATCAAACGAGATGGAGGAAACAGAGCATCATTTGGGCAGTCACCCAGCAAGGAACGCTGTTGGGCATGACCTATGAGCTGGAACAAGAGGTTTTTGGCTGGCACCGTCACCAGACAGGGTATGGTCAGACGACCCCCACCGGAGCCCCAATTACGCCCGATAACGGCTTTGAATCAGTCACCGTGATAGACGGGCAGGGTACGGCGGAAGATGAGGTCTGGGTGGTCGCAAATCGGCTGATCGGGGGGAATGACGTGCGCTTCATCGAACGGATGAACCCGAAAAATTGGGAGGAAACTTTCAGTTCGGCTCCATCAAGCCCCACCCCTAGCTTGGCTGACGCCTTCTATGTCGATTGTGGCTCGACCGTCCTTAATCCGGGTACGACGGCGATCTCAGGTCTCTCCTACCTCAACGGCCGGTACGTCGTCGGCTTGGCCGATGGATACGCTTTCGCCCCAATTCTGGTCTCTGGTGGGGTGGCTCAACTTCCCGCCCAGATTCCGACTACCGTTGCAAAGGTGCAGATTGGATTGCCCATCTCCTACGCCGGCCAGCCCATGCGAATCGACGTGGACCCAAGAGCGGGGAATACCCAAGGACTTGTTAAGCAGATTTCGGACGTTTACGTGCGAGTGTGGAACTCAATTGGAGGCTCCATCAGCAACGGGACGGCCAATTACCCAACATGGATTTCGGGAACCGCCTATAACCCGGGCCAGTTTGTCATCAGTCCCTTGACGTTGGCGGCGTATCAATGCGTTATCGCCTACAGCGGAACCACCGATCCGTCCCTCAATGGAACGTACTTTTACCCGACAACCAATCCGAGTTTCCAGCAGCCGGTCCCAATTCCTTACACGCCGTTAAGCTCCAATCCCTTTGCCTCTCCCGTGATGGTCACGACTCCCAAGGATATTCGCATTACACCGATGCTGAACCCGGTGATGAACCACGACCCGGTTTTCATCCTGCAAGGCAACGATGCCCTGCCAGTGACGGTCTTGGCCCTGATCCTGAAATACGGCATCGAAGGCACCCCATGATTGCCCTAGTCAAACCTGAGACGCTCGCCAAGGAATGCGCGGCTCTGAATCAATTGGAGGAAGTGCTGGCCAAAAGCCCGCCGCCCCCTCCCTGCGAACTCCTGCATCGTTTCACTCCCGGTCTTTACAGCCGGACCATCTTCATGCCGGCGGGACTCATCTGCACTTCCAAAATCCACAAAACCGAACACCAGTACGTCATCTCCAAAGGACTCCTTGAAGTCTGGTCCGAGGACACGGGCTGGGTGCTCTACCGTGCGCCGTTTATCGGCACGACCAAACCCGGTGCAAGGCGGGCGCTCCGCATCATCCAGGACACGATTTGGACCACGTTTCATCCTACCACGTTGACAGACCTAAACGAGATTGAGACGGCTTTGATTGAGCCGCACGACATCCCCCAGCAAATCGCATGAGCTTTTTTGCCATAGGTGCAGTGGCGGTTGCAGGGAGCGCGGCGGCTGCTGGCGCGGCTTCGGTCGTGGGGATTGAGCTCGCCGGCGCCGCGCTGGCAACAAGCGTCGCCACCGGCGTCATGGGCTACGAGTCGGGGAAAAATGCCGCTTCGGTTGATAAAGCGACAGCGGACTATAACAACAAGTACGACATCGCCGCCGCCGAACAACTGGATGCGGACACGCTGGCGAACATCACGACGGAGCGGCAAAACAACGCGGTTTACCTCTCGCGTGAGGCCGCGTCCTACGCTTCGGCGGGAGTTCTGGCCACGTCAGGTTCTGCTCTCCACGCCCAGATCATCAATGCGGGTAAGATGGAGCAACAGATCCAGCAGCAGTACGTCAACAGCCAGCAAAAACAGGCGTCTTATTATTCCCAAGGAAAGGCGGGGGTTGCTTATGGTTTGGCCCAATCCGAGTCTGACCGGATGAGTGGTTCCATTGCGTTAATCAACGGCTTGGGCAAAGCCGCGTCCCTCGGATATAGCGATTATGACAACGGCGTGTTTTCCCTGAGCAAAGGATAACCATGGGCCAATTACCAATCGTTTCCGGGAGTGAAGTTTCTACTCCCATGAGCACGGTTAAGCTCGATCCTTCCGCCTTTCGCGAAGCGGCATTGATGAAAGGAAAGGTGGCAGGAGCGTTGGGGGACAATATCGGGGGATTCTTTCAGCAGGTCTCGGACAACGTGCAGGAGGCCCGCAACGCGAAGCACATCTTCGACGCGCACCTGACCCTGAACAAGACCAAGGATCAATTCCTGTCCGACATCCAGACGAACCCGCAGTTGGCCTCGGACCCCAAGACTTGGCTCCCTGAGTACAAGCAAAGGATGGATCAGGCGCGGCAGCAGATCATGGACAAGGATGGCCTGGGGCCGAAGGTGAAGCGCCATCTGGACATGATGACGCAGAACTTCCAGCAGGACAGCACGGCGGAAATCAACACCGCCGCTCTGCTCCGGGAAACCGCCGACGCGGCGGAAGCGGGTAAACTCACCGCAACGTACGCAATCCAGAACGATCAAGAGGACACGGCCATTGCGGCTTACAAATCCCTGAACGAAATCGGAGCCATCGGACCGAAGGAGACAGCGGCAAGAATCGCGCAGGTGCCGGGCCTCGTTGCCGAATCCAAGGCTTTAACGGCGATCAACACCAACGCGATCACGGCGCCGGATGTCATCCAAACCTTGAAGTCCAAGATCAACCCGAAGAAATTCGAGCAGATTTACAAAACTTCCATCGAGGCTAGGTCCAAGGCGCAGGCGCTGAATGCCGATGACCTTTCCAGCAGGATTGATGACAGCCCAGACCACACCATTGAACCAGCAATGCTCAAAGGGTGGCGGGACGCGAAGAAGATCACCGACAGTCAATATGACCGGCTGAACAGCCGGATGAAAAACCTCACCGCCGAAGAGGCCAAAAAACAGACCGATGAGATGTATGTGGCCATGCAGCGCGCCCGGGACACGGACTGGGTAACAGACCCCAACCCAGAGACAACCGCCAAGGATTTGAAGGAACTAGGACTAGGTTGGAAGAATCCGCAGTTACGGCTTAAGCTCAACGAGTACATCGACCGCGCAATGGCCACGGCCAAGAAAAAGGGCGAGACTACCGAGAAGCCGATTCATCAGACCCAAATCGAATTTATGCGCGAAACCTTCAAGGAGAAAGAAGAAATGGGTCGGATGGCCAAAGCTGACTTCCGGGCCAAATATGGTCACGCCATGAAACAACCCAACGTCGAGGACGAACGACTGGATTACGCGGAAGCCCAGTGGCAGTATCTGGATTGGGCGCATTCCAAAGCCGGCATGGAGGCCACCCCAAAGCAAGCAACCGCCGAACGGGAAAGACTGGGTTTTGGCCGTTACTCCACCGTGGCGGATGTGCAGGCTGCCTACAAGGCCGGGAGGATCGACCGCGCAATGGCCAAGAAGATTCTCAACAATCAGTTTGGAATTGAATGAGCGCAGCAGACGATCTGCTTGATGGAAAGCCTTCCCCGGTTCCCGTAACGCAAAGCGGAAAAGCTCTTCCGCTAGCCAGTCCCACGGATGCCGTGTTGGACACCGAACCCAAGAGCCCGGTCGAGGTGGCGGAGAATGCGGGTAAAGAAGAACCCCACGACCTCGGGGCTTTCTCTGCGGTCGGTATAAAGACGATGGGGCAATTAGCTTGGAATCTCGCATGGAAACCCAACGCCCATTTGCCCGAGGCGCCGAAGAACCTGCCGAATTACCCGATATTACAAGAGTACAATCCTGCGTTGATTGGAGGAATCTGGAACGGGGCGGTAAAGCCTTTTTTTGATTCCGCGACTTCCTACGGTGGGGCAACCAGCATCGTGGCGGGCGTGCTCAGTGGCGCAACGGAACTTCGGGCTGGTAAGCTCGCCCTGCGCGGGATGAGTGGATTGTTCGGAGGAATCATGGCGAAGGAAGATTACGACCAATACGCCGCGGAGAAGAAAATCCGGGATGATCCCAACTCCACCTTTCAGGATATTGCCACTTCCTACTCCCGGCAGGTCAGTCGGGAACTCATGGCTGTCGCCGGCTTGGTCGGGGCGGTGATGCCTGAGGCCGGGGGGGTGGTTAAACCAAAAGAACTTGAGGGTAAAACCCCCGGGCAAGGCGCGGATGTGCTGCGGTCAAAAATGCCCGAAGCCCCCATGGATCAAATTGAGAAACTAAAGAGGGCGGCGGACAAGCTGGACTCACTCCATAACAAACAATCGGACGCTGCTCAGGCGTGGGATGAAGTGAAACAAACGATTGCCCCGCAAGAACGATTGGGGCCGGGAGAGGAAGCAGGAGATTTAACCAAAGCCAAGGTTACGGCTGGGTCCCTCCGTGAACATGGTGCTGAACTGGCCCAACGGACCGACCGAGCCACGGCAGCCCTTGAAGATGCAAGCAAGCAACTGATGAAGCTCTCACCCGAAGAGCGGTTGGACTTCATTGATCGGGTTGAGAAAGGTGAGGATCAACCAACCGAGGAACTGCAAGCCGCCCATCATGGTATGAGGGAAATCCTCGATACCAAACGACAGGAAATCCAAGACCTCGGCACTGGAAAACTTGAGCACTTTATCGAGGATTATTTTCCCCATATTTGGAAAGACCCCGAGGAAGCAGCGAATGCTTTCAAGCAGGCGGCCGGTCGGGCTCCACTTCAAGGCAGCAAGGCATTCCTGAAGCAGCGCACCATCCCCACCACGAAAGAGGGTATCGCGCTAGGGCTCGAACCCGTTTCCCAAAACCCAGTGGACTTGGTGCTGCTCAAGGCCAGGGAGATGGACAAGTACATTCTCGGCCAAAAGTGGATGCAAGAGATGAAGGACCGGGAGTTTGTGCAGTACGTTAAGGCGGGGGAAGATGCTCCTCCGGGATACTATCCAATCAACGATTCTATCGCCAAGGTGTACGGTCCAAAAACCGGAGCGGTCGGTTTTGCCCCAGACATCAACAAGCTGACGGTCACTCCCGAGGATGTCACGGTTTATGGCCAAAGAACCATGGGCCAATACTACGCCCCATCCGAGGTGGCCACCCTGGCGAACAATTACCTTTCGCCGGGCCTGAACCGGTTTGCCACCTACCGCGCCTACATGGCGGCCTCCAACTCGCTCAACCAATTTCAACTCGGACTTTCCGCTCGCCACCTTGGTTTTACTTCCCTGGACACTTCCATCAGCAAGCTGGCATTGGCGCTGGAGTATGCGAAAGAAGGGAAAGCCCTTCCGGCCGCCAAGGCAGTCGCCCAAGTTCCGACCGCACCACTCACGAATATGCTTCAGGGCAACAAGGTCCTGAAGGAATGGACCAAGGCCGGCAGCCAAGGCGCCGACATCGCGAAGATTGTTGATGCGGTACGGATGGCCGGCGGAAGGGCCAAGATGGATGCGTTTTACCAAACGAACATCACCAAGCGTATGATGGAACTCTTTCGGGAGCGAACTCCGGGGTCCACAATGGGGGCTTTATGGCGTGCACCGTTGGCAGCGATTGAACAGACCTCCAAGCCCTTGATGGAGTATGTTGTCCCGCGACAAAAACTTGGCGTGTTTGCTGACCTCGCCCGGAAGGATATGGAGCGGCTTGGTCCCAAGGCTACGCCCGAGCAGATGCGAGCGGCCTTCGGTAAATCGTGGGACTCGGTGGACAACCGGATGGGCCAGATGGTCTATGATAATTTGTTCTGGAAAAAGTCCGTGAAGGATCTGTCCATGGCGTCGGTTCGCGCGGTCGGCTGGGATTTGGGCACAATACGCGAAATTGGCGGGGGGATGAAAGACACCGCCTCTTTCCTTAAGGACACGATGGACCCGAAAGCCAAGGCCGAGTTCACACACCGGATGGCCTACATGATCTCGCTCCCCTTGATTACGGGGATTCTGGGTGCCACTTATCAATACCTCAAGACCGGCAAAGGACCGGACGAACTAAGGGACTATTTTTTCCCAAAAACCGGAGAGACCGACCCACAAGGAAGAGATGTTCGCTTGGCGATGCCGTCCTATATGACGGATGTTTACCATTACGCCCATGCTCCGTTTGCGACGATTGAAGGCAAGGTTTCCCCGTTTCCGTCCCTCGTGGTTCAAATGCTGAACAACAAGGATTTCTTCGGTCGGGACATCCGGAATGCTGACGATCCTTTGGTTCAGCAAGTGGCGGATGAAGCCAAGTATTTTGCCAAGAGCTACGAGCCGATAGGGGTCCGGCAGTATTTCATCTCCACGTCAGCCAAGCAGACGCCGGGCGAGCGTGCGGCTAACTTTATCGGAATTACCCGTGCTCCGGCCTGGGTAGGCGAGACCGATGCGGAGCAACTGGCCGGCAAGCTGGCCGGGGACAAGTTCAAGAGTCCGGGCACACCGGACGCGGAACTCGTGCAGAAGAAGCAACAAATCCAAATTGCGCTGAGAATTGGAAAAACCTCAGAGGCGGACAAGATGTTGGATGAACTTGAGGATGCCGGCCAACTGACCCCGACTCAGCGAAAGAACCTCGTGCGAGGGACCGACCGAACCTATTTGGAGAACGCCGTGACCCACTTGGACGCCAAGGAAGCCATGCGAGTATTCCGAGCGGCGAACCTGCAAGAGCGCCAATCCATCGCGGATTCAGTCCAAAGGAAGATAGACAAGGCGCACTTGCCCGAAGAGGATCGCAACGAACTCCAAAGCCTCTACGACAAACTTCTGCCCCCCGAGAGAAACATCGATACTACCAACCGATGAGCAGCCCATTCCCCGAGGAAGTAGAGGAGCACTACGATCCTGCTGAAACGGGCAAAGGCTGCCTCCTGCCCGTTCACGACACCGACGAAGGTCATTGCGATTCAGCGGAGGAAGATGATGACTGACCTTAAAAGCAAAACCGCGATGGTGGTAACCCATCCCCTGTTCGCCTCTCAGGCCGAACGGTTGGCCCGTGATTTTGGCAAGGTGTACCTCGTGATTCCGTGGCAGTCCCACAGCTTCCCGACCGTGAACGCGGGCCGGGTAGGCGAAGGGTTGGCCGGCGTCACCAAGCTGGACTCCATCTGGGGGCCGGAGTTGGAGGAAGTGGATATTGTGATCTTCCCCGACATCTACTTTCCCAATGAGCAAATCCGCTTGGAGAAAATGGGCAAGTTGGTGTGGGGCGGGCGCAACGGGGAGGAGATCGAGCTTTACCGAGACACCTGCAAGGAGGTCATGGAATCTGTGGGGCTCCCAACCCAGCCGTGGAAACCGATCAAAGGCATGACGGCCCTCCGTGAACACCTGAAGGCGCACGACAACCAACACGTAAAAATATCCAAGTGGAGGGGTTCGTTCGAGACGTTCAAGTCAGAGACTTATGAGTTATCCGAGACCAAGCTGGACGAACTCTCCCTGAAACTTGGCTGCTTCAAAGAAGACGTGGAGCTAATCGTGGAGGATGATTTACCCGATTGCGTAGAAATCGGGACCGACCTTTTCTCCGTGGATGGCCAGCTTCCTTCGCAAACTATCGTTGGAATCGAGGTCAAGGACTTAGGGTATGCCGGGGAGTTCATGGCGTGGGACTCCATCCCTGAACCTATTCGGCGCTGGAACGAGAGCATGGCCCCAATCTTCGCGCAGTACGGTTACCGGGGATGGCTCTCCAATGAAATCAGAATTGGGGAAGATCACATCCCTTATTGCATCGACCCCACCTGCCGTTCTCCCTGCCCGCCTGGGGAACTCCTCCAGGAGTTCTACACTAACTACTCCGAGATCATCTGGAACGGGGCGCAGGGCATTCTAGTGGACCCGATTCCAGCAGCGAAGTACGGCGTTCAAATGGTGTTCAAGTCAGGTTTCGCGGAGAAACACTGCCTCCCGATAGACTTCGATCCCCAATATGCGAACCAGATCAAACTCTTCAACCCCGCCGTCATCGACGGGAAGCATTACACCATCGCGCAGGATGAGGAAATGTCTGAGTGTGGTGCGGTCCTCGGCTGGGGTAATACCTTGGACGAAGCGATGGCTCATTGCCAGAAAGCAGCCGACACGATAAAAGGCTACGGGATCAAGATGCCCTCGGGCTCAATCGAGGAGGCGAAAAAGCAGATGGAAGAGATCAATGAATCAGGGCTGAAGGTTTTCAGCTTGGACAAATCGGAAAAATAGTACCAACTCCCAAACAAGGGGGACGCCACCTCCCGCCTTTCAAATGAAAAGACTCCTGGTGGCTTTCCTGTTTCTTCCGTTGTGCGTGCTCGCCTCGGTGACTTCGACGACGACGAAAAGCGGGCCGTTCCTGTTCACGGGGTCTCCGCAGACCATCCCGATTGGGTTTCCGGCGCAGCAGGCAAGTGACCTGTTGGTGTTGGATACCGGGCCGACCGCCAGTCCCTATGACCCGGCTTTAGTGCTCACGCTCGGCTCTGATTACACGGTCACTGGGCTTGGCTACAACGGCTCGAACCAGATGCAGACGGGAAGCATCGTGGTGGTTTCAACCGGAGCCAATTCGGTCGCGGTAAACGATTACATCGTCATCCTACGGAACGCTCCGTTCAACCAGACGAGTGTGTTCAGTCCGTCCGGTCCACTCACGATCAACCTGATTGAGCAGGCGTTGGACAAGATGGCGACGCTCTCCCAGCAGGTGAATGAGCTGGGTTCCCGCTCCCTGCATTTTGAGAATTTCGAGTTTCTGAACGGCAACCTGAGCAAGAGCGCTCGGACGGGCAATTTCCTTGGGTTCGATTCCAATGGAAACCTTGCGTACTATCCCACGGGAACAGTACCCGGCGGTTTCGTCTCCAAAATTGTTGCAGGCACCAACGTCACGATCACGCCCAGCGGCGGGACGGGAGCAGTCACGATCAACGCTTTAGGCGGTGTTCCCGGTGGATCGAACACCCAGCTCCAGTACAACAATTCCGGCGTATTTGGCGGTACCAGCGGCCTGACGTGGACCGGCACGGGATTGGCCTTAGCCGCAAGTGGAGCAATTTCCGTATTCGATCTTTCCAACGCCAATGTCGGCGGCGACTCCCTCATTCGTTTTACAAACGATCAAGGTGCGCGGCTTTACTCCGCCGTCCTCGGCAGCACATTCGCGGGTACTACGGCAGGCATCAGCAACAACAACCTTGCCCTGATTACCACGTCCCAGACCGGCGGGACGTATCCTTCGGCCCTCATGTTCGGTACGGGCAACGGCGCTCCCGTGTACCTGATGGCCAACAACACCAATTACATCAAATTGGACGGGGCTGGTAATACTTCGCTGCCGCTTCTCACTACCAACGGGGTTGTCACGACCAATTCCGGAATTGGAAATCTGGCTTCCACCACGAGCTTGTCGGGTATCGCAGTGAGTGGTGCGGCAGGATCTTTCACCACTCTCAGCGCCTCCTCAACCGTGAGCGGCACGGGCTTCTCCACCTACCTCGCCAGCCCGCCGGCCATCGGTGGGACTGCGCCGAACACGGTCGCTGCGACGACGCTGAGCGCCTCGTCAACCGTCAGCGGCACGGGCTTTTCCACTTATCTCGCCAGCCCGCCGGCC